TATGCCTAAGATAACCTATGCTGATGAGATAGACGCGAACTTCGGTATCCCGTGGACGAGCGATCTGAAGTTTGACAAGGGCGAGTTAGCATGTGCGTTAACCGAGGAGCAGATTGATGCGTTGCCCCCTGAGCGTGCGGAAATGCTTAGTCGCTTACTGATTGACCAACCTCAGTCAGAAGTGGAAGACCCTATCCAATGGGGATGGACATTACCCGGTTGGCGTAGGGTAATGGAGAATTGGAAGGATACGAAGATCCATGTAATCCTCGGAGGGAATCGTAGCTCCAAAACGATGTTCGCTTCCCGTATGCTGGTACACTTGGCACAAGCGATTCCCGAAGCTGAGATTCGCTCGATGCATGTTACGGAGGAGCGAAGCATAACGGATGCGCAGAAATATATTTGGCAAAACCTACCAGCACGCTACAAGCGGGCAAAGAAGAAGAGCGAGAACCATAGCTTGCAGTACAATCAGAAGAACGGATTCAATTCTGCGAAGGCGATCTTACCGCCCACCACCGAGGGTGCGGAGCGTGGAAGTACGATATACTTTAACAATTATCGGCAGTATATGGCAGACCCTCAGATATTCGAGGGATGGTCTGCCCATGCGATACACCTGGATGAGGAGGTTCCCGAAAATATCTTTAATACATTGCTCGGCCGTACCGTGGATTATCATGGAAGATTGATCCTTACCTTTACCACTTTGCAAGGTTGGACACCGCTGATTAATAGTTTACTCAAGGGAGCGGAGACGGTGAAGTCCCGCTATAGCGAAATCCTAGACAGGGAGTTACCTACTGAGCAGATATGCCACAATTGGCCTGACTGCCGTATCTATTACTTTTGGACCGAGGACTCGCCATTTATTGATGGCCAGGAATTGATCCGCACCTATTCGAGACAACCACTTGAAACCAAGCTCGCTCGTTTGTTCGGCATACCATCCAAGGCGATGGAGGGGAGGTTCCCAAAATTCAACAGGGAAACCAATGTAATCCCGCACGAAAAAATCCCCTTCATCGCCGACCCTTCCTTGCCATGCACGCGGTACTTCGTATGCGATCCGGGCGGAAGCAAGCCGTGGGTGGCGATATGGGCGGCAGTCATGCCGGATGGGCGGATATACATATACCGCGAGTTCCCTGATAGTACGATGGGGCAATGGGCATTACCGCATGTCAATGCATTGGGTAAGAGTGTGGGTAAGCCTGGTCCCGCCCAGCGTCCACTAGGTTGGGGATACGAGGATTATCGCAACCACTTCGAGGACTTGGAGGATGGCGAGGATATATTTGAGCGTATTGTGGACCCCCGTATGGGAGCGGCCACGGTGCGAACAAAGGAGGGAGAGAGTAATATTATTAACCAAATGGCGAACCTCGACTTTGTGTTTCGTCCCGCTCCAGGTGTGGATATCGAGGCGGGTATTGCCAAGATAAATGACGCATTGGCATGGGATGATTCTGAGCCTATGACTCCTCGTAATCGCCCAAAGCTCTATATATCAGATAGATGTGACAATACAATCACCTCGCTCTTGGAGTATAGTGGGCAGAGTAGGGCAGAGCATTTCAAGGATCAGATCGATTGTATTCGGTACTTATTAGTAGCTGGTGCAGAACACATTACTAATGGCAGTCTCCAATGTACAGGAGGCGGTGGCTATTGAGTTGACGAGTCAAGCACAAACAACTACAATCTGCTACAAGCATGCATAACTCCTCTGATCCCGAACTCTTGTTCGTATCCAAGGAACCTGATATTAATTATTTGCGGGATACATACCGCGAAACTCAGTCAGACTTGGGCGAATGGATAGATCGCAGACAACGCGACTATGATGTACGCAATTGTATATGGGCGGGGAAGTCCAATGACTTTAAAAAATATTCTGCCAACCCGGAGACAGGAGAGGTATTCCCCTGGGCGGGGGCTTCGGATCAAGAGATCCGTATGGTGGATAACCAAATAAACAAGTGTGTGGCTATGTCGCTAAACGCGGTACGCCAAGCACACATCGTGGCAACTCCCGTGGAGTCGAGCGATATTGCCCGTGCAAATGTGATATCCATGTTTGTACGCTGGTTGGTTAACACCAAGATGGATGATTTCTACGATCAAGTGGAACTCGGACTGAATCATCTCTTCGAGAAGGGAATGATGGTGCATTATGTCTATTACGAGAGCCAAGACCAAAAGCAACAACAGGCGATCAAGTTAGACGAAATAGCAATGGCGTTACCGCAAATCGCTGAGGCGATACAAGACGGTTCTATGGATGAGGAGTTATCCGCCGCCATGTCCGAGCAATTTGAGGTAAGTAAGACGAAGTCCCGTGGTATGCTCAAGGAGTTACGCAAGGATGGTGAAACTACCGTGCCTGTAGTGCGTAAAGTGATTAACCGTCCACGCATTAAAGCGCTTGCTCCCGATGAAGATATCTTTTGGCCAAACTACACCATCGACCCACAGGAAGCCCCTTATGTGTTTCATGTACTAAACATGACACCTGAGCAACTTCGCTCAAAGATTGCTTCCGAGGGATGGGATGAGGAGTTTGTGGATAAAGCAATCGAGAATGCCACGATTGGCGAGAACGATGTCTATACCAATAACCTAAGTTTGGAGGACGAGATCCTCCGCGATGATGATGAAACCATCCGCATCGTGTACTGCTACCAACGCCTATTGGATGAAGACAACATCCCAGGCATTTACTGCACCGTATTTTGTAATGAAGTTCCTGACTTATATGCGAAACATACGCTCATGGATTACGCTCATGGCGGATACCCTTTTGTCGTTAGTACCTTTGAGAAAACCTCGAAAAGACTCTACGCCTCCCGCTCCATCCCGGAAGTCGGCGAAGCGTTCCAGCAAGTCGTCAAAGTCGAGACGGACGCGAGCATCGACAGGCAAAGCCTCTCCACGCTCCCGCCGCTCGAACACCCGCTCGGCCGCGCGCCGACAAAGTGGGGGCCGGGGGTAAGAGTACCTTACCGCACACCTGGGGAGATACGATTTGCGGATACTCCGCGTTTCGATGTCGGATCAGTAGAGGTTCGGCGTTTAATGCAAGAGATGTTTGATCGTTACTTCGGTAACAACGCTCCAGGAGTTGATCCTGTTGAGGGGCAGATTAAACAGCAAAACATCATCAACCGCGTACTGCACCACATGAAATATGTGATGGATCAAGTCTATGGCTTGTATCAGCAGTATGGTCCCGATGAGGAATACTTCCGCGTCACAGGCGTACAGGATATGCAGAAGTATGCGAAGGGAAGAGCGGGAGAGAGATTTGATTTTTACATGCAGTTTGATGTGGCCACCCAAGACCCTGAGCAAATGCTCGAACGGGTAAAGACGATTGGAGAGATCGCTGGCACGATGGATAAGAATGGCGTGGTGGATACCGAGCAACTGCTTGCTATGGCAATCGGTCAGGTATTACCCGGTGCGGCAGAGAAGATAATCTTACCACGGGAGACTGCATCTCAGAAAGCGATGGAGGAAGAGCGTCAAACTATCGCAGAGCTAGTGGCGGGTGTACCGCCCAATGTTCGCGAGAACGATGCCCACGAAATGAAACTCCAAGTATTTCAGCAATGGTTACAACAGCCCGATATTCAGCAGAAGGCACAGCAAGACCAAGCACTACAGGAGCGTATCCAAGGATATGTGCAACAGCGTCAGTTCGCTATTCAGCAGAAACAGAACGCACAAATCGGTAGGCTGGGAGCTATGCCCACACAATTCGGACAAACAGCTAGTGCGGCATGAGCATAACGCATCGTGGAGAAAGATTCTCAGGATACAATAAACCTAAGCGAACTCCTGGTAAGTCTAAGAAGTTTGCCGTACTCGCAAAAGAAGGGGACAAAGTTCGTCTTGTTCGTTTTGGCGACCCCAACATGGCCATTAAGAAGAACATTCCCGCACGGCGTAAATCCTTCCGAGCGCGACATAAGTGCGATGAAAAGAAGTCTAAACTAACCGCTGGTTATTGGTCATGCAAAAAATGGTAATATGAGTCTTTACAAAAACATACATGCTAAACGAAAACGCATCAAAGCGGGTTCCAAAGAACGCATGCGCAAACCCGGAAGCAAGGGTGCGCCTACCGCGAAAGCATTTAAGAAAGCCGCAAAGACAGCACGCAAGAGAAAGTGAAGCGAAAGAAGTACCACGAGGTCGATCCACAAGAAGCGATGAATGCTTTGCGTTCCTTAAAGAACGAACCCAACTTTAAGAAGTATATCGAAATCCGCGAGCAGATGCGGGAGGACACAATCCGACAATTGCAGAACCGCGATAACCTTGTAAATCCGAACCTTGTCTTTCATTTAACAGGGAAACTCGAAGCCATCGATGAGGAGTTAGACAACTTTTATAATCTATAGTTTGTTTATTCATATAGTAGTATAGCTCTTGCGGTTTGGGGGTAGGCCGCAAGGGCTTTTTTATTGCCATTGTTTACACATAGGGCTACATTTTGCTACACTAGGCACTATTGCCTTGACATCTTATGGAAACATTAACCGAAGAGGTTGTCTCGGAGTCCTCTCAAAACACCGTGGAAAGTGAAAAGCAAGGCGAGGGGAATCTCTCGATGGCAGAATTTGCCGATCAGTTACTGAAACGCAAACAGCCGGAAGAGGAATTAACTGAGCCAACCGAAGAGGTAGACGAACCCGCTGAAGAAACTGCGGAGCCTACGAATACCTTAGAGGAGGAAATCGATCAGTCCGCCGAAGAAGAAGTGGAGGAAGAAGAGGAATCTTCGCCGCCCGCAGAACCTTCGGATGTTCTTTCAAAGTTCAATATCGACCTGGATAACCTATCCGAAGAGGAGTCCCGCGATCTCGCAAAGGCGCTGAATGCATCTGCGGTCAAGCGATTCGGAAGACTAACTGCTCAGAAGAAAGCACTCCTTGCGGAAAATGCTGAGTTACAAGCACAAGCTACTGAAGCCCAAGCACAAGCCCAGCAAAGTCAATCCGCAGAATTGCCTGAGTACCTCAAGGATAACGCACTCCACAACATCAACGATATGCAATCCTTGCAAAAGGAAGTCGAAAACCTCAACAGCCTAGTAGAGTGGGCAGATGAGAACCTCGATAACGAAGTGCAGTACGATGATGATGGCAACGAGTATGTAGCCAAAGATGGGGACAAGGTATATAGCAAAGCGGATATCCGTAGGATTAGAGGCAATGCCAACAAGATTCTAAGGAAGGATGTAAAAGCTAGAGAAGAGTTCTTGAAACTTCGTGAAAACTCGGATCAACAGGCACTACAAACTTTCGAGTTTTTAGGAGATGAAAATAGCGAGGAATACAAGCAGTTCATGGAACTGAAGTCAGACCGCAATTTGCAACCCGCCTTGAGATTCATACCAAACTCCAACTTTGCGTTAGGTTTAATTGTCGAAGGGATCAAAGCGGTCAAGGCAAGGGACGCACAAAAAGCGGCTCCTAAACCAAAACCCAAAGCACCCACCGCAAGTACAGAGGCGGGAACTGCTAGACCCAAGACACCCCAGGCGAATGCTCAGAAGGCTCTGCAAGCGGCGAAGGCGAAATTCGACAAAAGCGGAAGCATGGCGGACTACCAAGCATATCTAAAACTTAAAAATAAATCTTAAACCTTTAGGAGGACAATACTATGGCAATGGCCAAAACAACCAATGTGGCTGGAAATCGCGAAGATCTTTCCGATATCCTCACAATCTTAGAACCCGAAAGAACACCTTTACTTTCACTTGCGAAAAAAGGAAAAGCCAACGGCACTTTCTTTGAGTGGCAAGTAGACGACATGAGCGATCCCGCATTTGCCGGAGTCGTTGAAGGTACTGATGAGAGTAGCTTTACTAACAAGCAAGCTAACCGTGCTAAACTCGGAAACTACATCCAAGTGTTCCGCCGTAACTACCAAGTTTCCAACATCCAGGAGCTTGTCGATGTGGCTGGTGTGGATAATGAGTTTTCATACGCAGAAAGCAAAGCTGTTAGAGAAATGAAGCGCGATTTGGAGTCTGCTCTTTGTTCCGCTCAAGACCGTCAACAAGACAATGGTTCCACCGATCCATACAAGACCCGCGGTCTTTTCAAATGGTTAGGTGAAGGTGGTCAGCCATCTGATGTTGGTTCTGATTTCCAATCTGTTGCAAGCGTATCCCTTGGTGGTAGTGCATTCACCGAAGCTAACATGAATGGTTTGCTTCAAGACTTGTACGAAGCTAACGGAATGCCCGGTGGACAACTTACCTTGATTGCTGGTCCTGGCTTAAAACGCGACATCTCTGATTTCGCTCGTCAAGAAGGCACAACCACCGCTCTTAGTTTCCAAGTAACTCAACCCGCTGAGTCCAAATCCATTTCCCTCGTAGTTAATATGTACGAAGGAGATTTTGGAAATGTTGCTGTTGTCCCATCCTTGTTCCTTAACAGAACAAGCGGAAGCGGAACTATCGACACCGATGCTGGTTTGCTCATCGATCCTGAGTACATCGCCGTCAACACCCTCAAAGCCGAGTCCAACTCCGAGCTTGAGAACAAAGGTGGCGGTCGCCGTGGATTCTGCGAAGTCATTGCCGGATTGGCATGCCTTAGCCCAAAAGCCCACGGAAAAGTAAATTAATCTTAACCGTTAGTGAGGGGAGAGGTCTGCGATGCGGGCCTCTCCCTAATCTATATAAAAACAACATGGCTGACTTATTGATACCAAAGTGGAAAGATGGAAACGGTTCTCAGTTTATGAAGAACCTAGATCGCTATTTACGCTACGAGGTAGACCTCGAACAACACGAGGCAGTCATGCGTGAGAAGATGGCGATGAAGGAGAACAAGGAAATGGGAGTCGCAAAGATGGAAGGTCTTGGACAACTCAAAGCAAGCATACCCGCCCGCGAGTATTTCCGCTGGCATCAATCAGAGCGTGGTTGCTGGGGCGACAAAGGATTCATCAAAGAGTTCCTCCGCGATAATCCATCCTTCAAAGCTAAAACAATGAGCAAGCAGTCCTTTAGCGGACCTAGCTTCGGCACAAAGAAATTCGCATGAGGGAAGTTGCGGTCAGTACGCTACTCACCAACCTAAAACACATGGTTGGGGTGGATAGCCTCCTGACGCAAGAACAGGATGCGGCAGTCCGTAGTTTTAATCGCTATGGAAGATTAGCGTGGGAACGCGCAAGATGGCCCGACACTATCCGACTGGAGCCAAAGTTACCTGATGTACAGGTACGCTCTATCGATGTAACCGTAGGTGGTAGTGGTTACACAAGTGCGCCAACGGTAACTGTATCAGGTACAGCCACCGCAGTTGCCACTATTAATGCAAATGGCGAGGTAAACGGAATCGCGGTAACCGCGAATGGCGGTAGTTATTTATCCGCACCAACCATCACTTTTAGCGGTGGCGGGGGAAGCGGAGCAGAAGCAAAAGCAAACTTAATGGGTGTGCTTGAGTATGGGTCAGACATTGGCGAGATCCTCCGCATCACCGAGAAAGACCCTTATGCACATGGTAGTCCAACTGAAGTACCATACCGCGTGGAGTATTCCGCGAGTGGATATGGTAAGGTGGTACTCGTGGATCGTGCAACTACATCGCCCGTGTTCGTATTACATCGCAAGCCCTTCATCGACTACACATCAAGCAGTACGGATTATCCATATGTGTTTAGCGAGTACGCGGTAATTGGCGCTTATAGCGATCATTTAAACTCAGACGGGCAAATGGATAAAGCACTCGCGGTACAGCAACAAGCAGAAGCAGTTCTTTTGGCTGAGTTAGATAAGCTCGAACGCCAGCAAGGACAAAACAATTTCATCCAATTCACAACTTACGGATCAACAATCTCAACAGCATTTTAATTATGGCAACTAGCGAATATAGAGGAGTAGGACTAAACGGTGGGGAGTTTATCTCCGACACC